GGTTCAAGTCCGGATCCGGTACCTGAGCGGCGTGTTCACCGCATGGATCGACGACGTGCAGATCGTCAATCAGGCCGTGGTCGCGACGTCGAGCGCCCGCATCGGCTGGACGGGATCCAACGGCGGCGCCAACGACAACCACATCGTTCGCAACGTCGCCTTCACGCCCCGCGGCGGACTGCAGCTCTGAACGCCACATAGACCACAGACGGAGGTGAGCGGCCATGGCCACCTACACCGGCAGCCGCATCCAGCACCAGACCCTCACCGCCTCCACCGTCGACACCGTGACCTTCGACGCCGACTACACCTTCGTAGAGATCGTCAACCGCGACGGGGCGGCCGAGATCTACGCCACCGTCGACTCCGGCATCACCCCCACCGTCGGCGGCGCCGGCTGCGACGTCCTGCCCGCAGGCATGAGTTCGCTCATCGTCAACGCGTCCGGCTACGGCTCGCCCACCAGCATCAAACTCATCAGCGCCGGGACGCCCGCCTACACCGTCAAGGGCCTGCTGTGACGGCCGCAACCCAGCAGCGGGTCTTCCTCGGCGGCGGAGGCGGGAGCAGCAGTACCCCCGCGTGGGTCTTCGACGTCACCAGGTACGGGGCCGTCGGTGACGCCCAGGTCGTCGGCGACGGGGCCATGTCGTCCGGCTCGGCAGTCCTCACCAGCGCAACGGCGAACTTCCCCGCGAGCATCGTCGGCAAGTCGGTCTCCGTGAAGAACGCCGGAGCGAACGGCGTCACCACCCTCGTCACCACCGTCGCCAGCCGCCAGAGCTCCACCCAGATCACCCTGAGCGCAGCCAACGCCTCCGGCGGCGCAGTTTCCAACGCGGTCGTCATCTGGGGCACCAACGACCAGGCCGCGATCCAGGCCGCAGTCGACGCCGCCGAGGCCTACCTCGCCGCCGGCCACACCTACGCGCAGGTGTACTTCCCCCCGAGGGCGTTCGTCGTCGCCGGGGCGCTGAACACCAGCAAATCCGGCAACGGGCAGATCGTGTTCGGTGTGTACTCCACGACCGGCACCAAGAGGATCCTGGAGTTCGCTGGCGCCACCGATGGGGCTGCGGCGGTCCGCCACTGGCTCTCGACGGTCCCGCAGTTCGCCGGATCCTGTCTGATCAGCCTCGGCGTCTACGCCTCCACGTCAGCGCAGACTTCCGACATCAACGCCCACGGCAACCCGGGCGTGATCTGCGGACCGAACGAGGGCTCCGGCTACGGCGTGGCGGCGGCGTTCAACAACGTCATGGCCGTCATCAAGAACCTGGCCATCCTCACCACGCACAGCAGCTTCGGCCTCACCTACGGCGCCGCGAACCTGTGGGGATGCGCGAACGCCCACGTCGAGAACGCGGGCTACGGCACCGCTGGAACTGTCGCCTCACCGAGCACCGACTACTCCAGCCCCGGCACGTTCGGTACGGGCCTGTCCGTCGGCCTCCTGTTCCCGGCGCCCGGCAACAACGATCACGTCATCGGCAACAACGTCTCTTGCGGCGGCGGTTACACCTACGCGATGTTCCTCACGGAGCACGCGGTGATGGACCGCTACATGGCCCTGTACTGCTGGGCTGGCCTGTGCGCCGTCGGGACCTACGCCAGCTCCGTCGGCTCCGTCCACGCCATAACCGTCATTTCAGCCAGCATCGAGGCGTGCACGCACGAGCTGTACATCGTCGGAGCAGGCTCCCAAGGTGTCGGGCCGACGATCTACATCGGGATCTCCACCGAGTCCAGCACGCCCAACGTGGCAGGCAACTCGGCCGGGGCCATGAATGCTGCGCTCGGTCGGGTCGTTCTCACGGGCCTGTTCACCGAGTCCGGTGTCAGCGTGTCGAACCCGACCGGCCTCGAACTCGTCAACGGTCAGGTGCCGCGCGCCATCAAGCGGAAGACGACGACGTTCACGGCCAGCCCCATCGACCGCACCCTGGTCTGCGACACCACGTCCGCCGGGTTCACCGGGACACTCCCGGCAGCCGACTTCTGCCCGACCGAGTACGCCTTCAAGAACGTCGGCGCCAACACGTTGACCGTCGGGACGACCAGCAGTCAGCTCATCTACACGACCAGCGGCACCGGAGCCACCACCGCCACCGTCGCTACCGGCAGCACTCTGCGCGTGCAGGCCCTGTACAACGGGACCGCGTGGGGCTGGTACGCCGTCTGAGCCGTGACGCGAGGCCACGTGGCCGACCTACACATCGTGCCCGTGACCGATCTCGCCGAAGAGGACCAGCCCATGCCCAGGAACCGCTGCCCCGCCATCACCACCGTCACCATCGACGGAGAGCCGCTCGAACTCCGCTGCGTCCACTGGAGCGACGACCCCAACGGGCGCCACCAAGGCGAACACCTCGTCCACACATCGCCCGCCATGGGCGACGACCCCACCTGGACCAACGACGACCCGTTGACTGCGGAGTAGCGCGCCATCCTCGTCACCGAAGGCCGCCTCGACGCCGTCTGAACGGAACCCGCATGCCCACGCCGAGGGTTGGCAGCATCGTGCACTACTGCAGTTACGGCACCCCCGGCGGTGAGTACACCTCGCAGTGCCGCGCGGCCATCGTGACCGCCGTCCCCGACATCCTGTCCGGCGGGCTCTACGGCAAGGTCCCCGACGTGCACCTGTGCGTCCTCAACCCCGAGGGCTTCTTCTTCAACAAGGGCGTGCAGTACGACGAGCCGTATGACGGCGAGGTACATCCTGGTAACAGCCGCATCACCGGAGGCACCTGGCACTGGCCCGAGCAAGTCGAATGAGGAAGCACAAGCCGCCGCTTCGACAGCCGCGCGGACCCCGAGCCACACTGCCGAAGCCGATGCCGACGCCACCCGGACCGCCATGCGGACCCAGCCCGTACCCGGAAGTCAGCGCAGATCCGTGGTGGGCCCACAACGGCAACCTGTGCGCGTGCTGGCACCTCCACGACGAATGCCCCTGCAACCTCGTCGCCCACGTGGATGCACACCTCGCGGCAGGCTGCCCCTGTCGCTGAGCTACTGGCCACCGCCCCGCCGCCACGGCCGCTCCTTCCCGCCCGGCCGCAGCGTCACCTCCGGATCCGGCCCCGTCCGCCGCCGCCTCGCGGTGGCAGCCACCGAGCCCAGCATCAACAGGCCGCCGACCACCAGCCAGACGACCGTGAACTCGGTGATCACACCGATCATCAGCACGGCCAGACCCACCACGAACACACCCAGCGCAGCATCGCTCCGCATGATCAGCCCCCTCGCGTAGAGGGACACACGGTACGGGCGGAGGCGCGGCATGGCCAGGAGGACAGGCTGGCGAGTCTGCTCGACCCCGGGCTGCCCCGAGTTCACCCAGAGCGGGCGCTGCGAAGACCACCGACGCGAAGCCGAAGCCAAACGCGGCACCGCCAAGCAACGCGGCTACGGCGGCCAACACCTCACCCGCTTCCGGCCCGGTGTCCTGGCCAAGGACCCGACGTGCGTCTGCACCGAGGAAGGTCACGACCATTCGGTGCCATGCGGCCAGCCCAGCAAGCACGCTGACCACTGGCCACTCAGCAGGCGCGAACTCGTCGAACAAGGTGCCGACCCCAACGACCCCAAGCACGGACGTGGGCTCTGCCACTCGTGCCACTCCAAGGAAACCGCGCGATACCAACCCGGAGGAATCGGCGCATGACCACCAAGCCCAAGCCGGAAGCCAAGGCTGACGACCAGGTCGAGGCAGAGCAGGCAGTCCAGCCCGAGCCGACAGCCGTCGAGCAGGCAGTCGTCGAAGGCCCGCGCTGCGGCGCACCGCACTTCCTACCCGTCCTCGCCGGACGCGTCGCCTGCCAACTGGACGCCCAAGACCTGGAGCCTGGCGAGGCTGGCCACGAGCACCGGCACCAGGACGGCGACACGCTCTACAACTGGCGCTGACCGTGACCGTCGTCCTCCGGCTCATCCGCGAAGCCGAGATCGAACAGCACCGCGAAGCCCTCTGCGACTGGCTCCATGCCAACAACGTCGACCCCAAGCACGTCGTCGACCACTGGCTCAGCATCGAACGAGACGACGACCAGACCGTCATCCGATACCAGCAGTACAAGACCACCGAAGACGGCAGCCGGCTCGTCGACCCCGACCATGACGGGCAGGCGCGGAGCGAGGAGCGGACCGTGCTGCTGGCGGTGGAGCTTGAGTTCCCGCCGGCCGAGACGCCGAGCTGAGCGGCGGGCCTGACGGTCACCAAGGGTGACAGCCGGCGGCCGAGGGGGTGGGCCGGGGACCTGCGCAGTGATCAGCGCCGGACCGCCGGGGAGGGGTGCGCCTACTTTTCCAGGTTCCAACTTTTCCAAGATCAAATACACCTTGATCGTTAATCACTCACCGTAAGCAGCCCGAGGGTAGCTCCCGAGGGTTAGGAACCCCTGACGACTCCAGACGCTGGGTTCCGTCATTCAAACGTCCGCCTCGCTCACTTGGGCTGCAACAGCGCCAAGGGGAATCGGGGCGGTGGGGAGCAGTTGCTCCTGATCGGCTGAGCGCAATGCCTGGCCGTCGCTGCGCCGCAAGGGCGCGATCCGAGGAGAGCGATATGCCGAAGGGTGGAGCACGCGCACGTTCTGGTCCTGCCCCTGATCCGAATGCGCTTCGGCGTGAGCGGGATGCCGGTGAGTGGACGATTCTGCCTGCTGAGGGCCGCCAGGGTGCAATGCCCGTCTGGCCGTTGACAGATCAGAGTCCCCGCGAGGACGAGCTGTGGGAGCGGCTGTGGCGGATGCCGCAGGCACTGATGTGGGAGCGGTTCGGCCAGGAGATCGAGGTGGCGCTGTACGTCCGGCGGCTCTCGGAGGCTGAGCTGATGGATTCCCGGGTGAACTTGTCGACGCTGGTGCGGCAGATGGCCGACTCTCTGGGCTTGACGACTCCGGGGATGCGGGCGAATCGGTGGCGCATCACCGCGGAGGAGGCGCCGGCCCGGCCTGTGGCGGGGCGTTCGGCGCCGGTGCGGTCGTCGGCGCGGTCGCGGTTGAAGGTCGTCCCGGGCGATGGAGAAGAGTAGCGAGTTCGTCGTCGACTTCCCGACGCTGTGGGTGGCTTGCGACTGGATCGAGGAGCATTGCCGCATTCCGGATGGCTTCCGCAAGGGTGAGCCGTTCCAGATGTACGACTGGCAGTTGTGGTGCACGGCGAACTTCTACCGCGTGAAGCCAACTGCGACGGTGGGCCAGTTGGCGCCGGCATTCTTTTACCGCCGCGCGCAGTGCGTGGCGCCGCAGAAGACCGGAAAGGGTCCTTGGACGGCGGCGATCTGCGCAAATGAGGGTGTTGGGCCGGCGGTCTTTGACGGCTGGGCGGTCGGCGGCGAGGTATACGACTGCCGCGATCACGGCTGCGGCTGCGGGTGGGTGTACGAGTACTCACAGGGAGAGCCGATGGCGATTCCGTGGCCGACTCCGCTGGTGCAGATCACGGCGTTCTCGGAGGAGCAGACCGACAACGTCTACCGGCCCTTGCAGGCGATGATCCGAACCGGCCCGCTGGGTGAGCTGATGCGGGTCGGCGAGCAGTTCATTCGCCTGCCCAACGACGGCCGCATCGACGTGGTGACGTCATCGGCGCAGTCCCGCCTGGGCAACCCGGTGACGTTTGTCCTGCAGGACGAATCGCAGCTCTGGACGCCCGCGAACAAGATGGACCGGGTTGCCACGACCCAGCGCCGCGGCGCCGCCGGTATGGGTGGCCGAACAATGGAGACCACGAACGCGTGGAACCCGTCGGAGAACAGCGTCGCGCAGGCCACGTCCGAGGCGAAGGTCAAGGACATCTTCCGGTTCCACCGGGTGCCGCCGGCGTCGCTGAAGTACACGAACAAGACGGACCGGCGGAAGATCCACCGGCACGTCTACATGGGCTCGACGCACGTCGACCTGGATGCGATCGAGGCCGAGGCCGCCGAGCTGCTGGAGAAGGATCCGGAGCAGGCGGAGCGGTTCTTCGGGAACCGCATCGTGTACGGCGCCGGGTCGTGGATGAACGGCGACGCATGGGACACCCTCGCGGAGCCCCGCGAGGTTCTGGACGGCACGACGGTCGTGGCGGGCTTCGACGGCTCGGACGTTGATGACTGGACGGCGCTTCGCCTGGAGACGCTGGACGGCTACCAGTTCACGCCGACGTTCGGCCCGGATGAGTTGCCGACGATCTGGAATCCGGCGGACTACGGCGGCCAGGTGCCTCGCCTTGAAGTAGCCGCGGCGGTCGACGAGGTGTTCGCAAGGTTCGACGTTCTGCGCATGTACTGCGATCCGCCGTACTGGGAATCCGAGGTCGACGGATGGGCAGATCGGCATGGCGAAAAGCGCGTCGTGCGCTGGTACACGTACCGCACGGTGCAGATGCATGCGGCGGCGGAGCGACTACTGACGGACGTCACGAAGACCGAGTCGGCATTCCGGCATGACGGCTGCGTGATCACGGCCGCGCACGTCCGGAACGCCCGTAAGGCGGCCCGTGTCGGCGGCCGGTATGTGCTCGGCAAGGCGAGCCCGTCTCAGAAGATCGACGCTGCGATCCCGAGCATCCTCGCCCATGAGGCCGCTGGGGATGCGACGGCCGCCGGCCTGGCCCGTCCCAAGAAGAAGTCCAAGATGATCGTCATGCGGTGAGGGGGTGCCTGTGGAGCGCTCCGAGCTGCAGTGGTTGACGCATCTGATCTCCTGCCACGACAAGGAGCTGAACGAGCTCAAGCGCCTGAACTCCTACTACGAGGGCTCTCAGCCGCTGTCGTACATGGCTCCTGAGCTCCAGGTGGAGTTGCAGGAGACGGTGCGGCAGGTGGTCATCAACTGGCCGCGACTGATCGTCGACAGCATCGAGGAGCGTCTGGATGTCGAGGGCTTCCGTTTCCCCGGGGTGGCGGATGCCGATGACGAGTTGTGGCGGATCTGGCAGGCCAATGACATGGACGAGCAGTCGCAGATGGGGCATCTGGATGCCCTGGCGATGCGGCGCTCGTACATCGTGGTGGGCGCGAACGAGGATGACGACTCGACCCCTCTGATCACCGTCGAGAGCGCCCTGGACATGTTCGCGGAGTTCGATCCTCGGACGCGTCGGGTGGCTGCGGCGGTGAAGCGCTGGCAGGAGGATGGCGAGGGTGATCGGAAGGTCGATCACGCGACGCTGTATCTGCCGGATGTCACGGTGTGGTGGGTGAAGGAGTCGGGTCACTGGGTCGAGGACCCGGAGTACCCGCGGGATGAGCATGAGACGGGCGAGGTTCTCGTTGAGGTGCTGCCGAACCGTCCGCGCCTGAAGTGTCCGGGCGGTGTCAGTGAGCTCCAGGATGTGATCCCGCTCTCCGATGCGGCCTGCAAGATCGCCACGGACATGATGGTGTCCGCCGAGTACCACGCCACCCCGCGCAGGGTCGCGTTCGGCTTCGGCGAGGACGACTTCGTCGATTCCGAGGGCCGTCGGGTGTCCGCGTTCAGCCGGATCATCGGCCGGATGTGGGCGACGGAGCGGCGCAAGGGATCGGGCGAGGATGGCGGCGCAGACGTCATCCAGTTCCCTGAGGCGTCGCTCAGCAACTTCCACCAGACCCTCAATCAGCTTGCCCAGCTCGTCAGCTCGCTGTCGGGCCTGCCGCCGCAGTTCCTGGGCTACAGCACCCAAAACCCGGCGTCGGCGGATGCGATCCGTTCCAGTGAGACGCGGCTGGTGAAGCGCGCAGAGCGGAAGCAGAGGGCGTGGGGCGGCTCGTGGGAGCGCGTCATGCGGCTGGTTCTGCGCGTCAAGGATGGCGAGTGGGATCCGGCGGCCCGGTCGCTGGAGACCCTGTGGCGGGATGCGGCGACGCCCACTGTCGCCCAGGTGGCCGACGCCGCAGTGAAGAAGTTCCAGACGAAGATCGTGCCGCTGCGGCAGACCCGCGAAGACCTGGGCTACACGCAGGCGCAGATCCAGCGCATGGAAGAAGAGGACGAAGCCGCGGCCCAGGACGCGGTGCAGCGCATCATGGCTGGCGACTTCTCGGCACTGGAGGCGGGCCCGAAGCCTCCGCCCGATCCCGTCATACCTGAGGCTGACCCCGAACCCGCGCAGGTGGCCTGATGGCCACGGGGTCGGTGCGGGATCTGTCGGCCGAGGAGCTCGCGAACGCCTTCTACGTGGCTCAGCAGTCGCATGCCCGCCGGGTGACGGACCGGGTTCAGCAGTTGTGGCGGGAGATCGACCGCCGCGATCTGAGCCGGTCGTGGGCCATCTTCATCGGCCCAGAGGTGGTTCGCACTGTGACCGCCGGCCAGCTGGCTACGGCGGCGGCGGCGGACGCCTACGTTGAGTCCATCATCGCGGCGGGAGGGCTGAGTTCGGATCCGGCGGGGCGCGTTCGGCCCGAGGCCTTTGCTGGGCTTGCCGCTGATGGTCGGTCGCTGGACACGCTGCTGGATCTGCCGCTCATCACGTCGAAGACGGCCGTCGCAGCGGGTGCCGATGAGGTCGAGGCGATGATGACGGGCCTGCAGCAGTTGCTGCGGATGGCGGCGTCGGAGGTCACGGATGCCGGGAGGGCGGCTACCGGGGTGTCGATCGCGGGGAACCGCACGATCAACGGCTACATCCGGGTGGTCAACCCGCCCGCCTGCAGTCGGTGCATCATCCTCGCCGGACGGGAGTACGGCTGGAACACAGGATTCCAACGGCATCCGAAGTGCGATTGCACGCATATGCCCGCAAAATTGATCGCTCGTGACCGCCACATCCCCGGCGCGTTCGATCCGCAGGCCTACTTCAAGGGCCTGTCCCGCGCCGAACAGGACCGCATCTTCACCGAGGCCGGGGCGAAGGCGATCCGGGATGGCGCGGACATGAACTCCGTCGTCAATGCCCGCCGCGGCATGTACACCGCGGCCGACGGCTACGGCGGCCGAGTGCGCGCCACCTACGAGGGCACTACCCGCCGCGGCCTGTACTTCCAGATGGAGCGGTCCCGCGCCTATCGGGCGGGCACCGCCTCGCCCCGGTACCCCAGACGGTTCCAACTCTCCTCGCCGCGCCTTCTGCCCGAGCAGATTTACCGGCTCGCCGGTAGCCGTGACGAGGCCATCAGTTTGCTTCGCCAGTACGGCTATCTGGGCTGGAGCGTCTGAGTCTCACTCTTGGCCGCGCGCAAGGCGCGGTCTCTGATCCCGCAACGGGAGACACACCACCATGCACAGCACCCGTAAGAGCTGGCTGTCCGCTGCCCAGGGCGTGGACTGGTTCCGGCTGAACCGACACAACGACCCCGACCCCGCGGACCCGGCCGACCCGGATCCTGCGGACCCCACGGTGGATCCGGACCCCGATCCGGTGGATCCGGAACCCGACCCTGACGCAGACGGTGCCGACAAGCTTGGCGACGCTGGCAAGCAGGCCCTTCAGCGCATGAAGGATCAACTCAAGGCGGCCAAGCAGGAGCTGAACGAGCTTCGCGAAGCCAAGTCAGACGCCGTCCAGACTCGACAGGCTCGCAAGGATGCCACCGAGGCAAGGAAGCGCGCTGAAGAACTGGCCCGCAAGGTCGCCGAGTTCGAGGATCGCGACAAGTCGGAACTGGACAAGGTAACCGCGAAGGCCGAGCGTCTCGCCGATCAAGCCGCTAAGGCAACGGCCCGCGCGGTGCAGGCCGAGGTTCGGGCGCTGTCCACTGGCGCGTTCGCCGATCCGACGGACGCGGCGGAAGTCCTGATGCGCGACCCGTCGAAGTACGTCGACGACAGCGGCGACATCGACACCGACGCCATCCAGGCGGCCCTCGACGACCTGCTGGAGCGCAAGCCCCACTGGGCGAAGCCTGAGCCGGCCGCGCCGGAGCCGGAGAAGAAGTCTCGCCTGAAGGCCGACCCGAGCCAAGGGGCGCGGGCGACCGTTCCGCCCACTGACTTCCGTGCGGCTTCCGATGACGAGGTTCGAGCGGAGCTCGCAAAGTACGGCGTCCGGAAGCGCTACTAGTGATCGTCGTCCGTGCCCGATTGGGCGACGGGCGCACCTCCATTGAGGTGGCCGGTCACGAGGAGCACGCCGCTGGGGGTCGCGCCTGCGCTGCCGTGTCGGCCATTACCCAAACCGCGCTGCTGGGCCTGGAGCAGGTCGCGCAGCAATACCCGGACCTCGTGTCCGTAGAGATCACTGAGGAGCAAGCATGACCCCCACCATGACCGCGGCCCGCCCGCGGCTCAACCTGCGGCGCTCGACCCGGCCGTGGTTCCGTCTCGACCGGCACGCCGGCGTCCGGAGTTCTCTGCCTGCTGGCATCCAGGCGATCCTCCAGAACGGCCTGCTCGACAGGACGTTCAAGGATGCCCTGGTGCCGCAGTTCCTGTTCCCGCAGGTAGCGGACAGCGAGCCGTGGCAGGGCGGCCTCGGCGACAAGAAGACCTTCACCCGCAAGGGCCTGCTCGCGCCGGCGACCACGCCGGTGACCGGGTCGGACCCGTCGGCCGCGACGTACAGCATCGAGCAGTGGTCCGTCGTGATGGACCAGTACGCCAACTCGATGGACACGAACATGCTCGGCTCCGCGATGGCGCTCGCCAGTAAGTTCCTGGCGGACGCCACGACACTGGGCGTCAACGCTGGGCAGAGCGTCAATCAGGTCGCCCGGAACAAGCTCTTCACCGCCTACGCGGGCGGGCGGACCTGGTGCACCACGGCCGGGTCCTCGGACACGTCGATCATCGTTCAGAGTACGAACGGGTTCGAGTACGCACTGCTCAACGGTGTGCCGACTGCGGTTTCGGGAGCGAACGCGCTCAACGTCACCATTGCTGGCGTCGCGAACACCGTCGTTGGTGTCACCCCGGGCACGCCCGGCACCCTGACTCTGGGCACCGCCCGCGTGGATGTCGCTGGCGACTACGTGGTTGCGGCGAACGCCCCGACCACGATCCGTGCGACCGGCAACTCCGCCTATGACCTCAGTTCGTCGAACACCGTCACCTTCGCGAACTTCCGGTCGGCTGTCGCCCGCCTCCGGAAGATGAACGTGCCGACGCTGCCGGGCGGCTACTACGCCGCGCACATCGACGCGGACACCGAGGCTGAACTGTTCAACGACAGCCAGTTCCTCCAGGCCCTGCAGGGGCGGGTGGACAGCCCCATCTTCCGGGACCTGTCGATCGGCCGGTTCGGTGGAATCGACTGGGTGCGCAACATCGAGGCGCCCACGATCTTCGGCGGCTCGGCTGGCACCCTGACCGTGCACCGGCCGGTCGTTCTCGGCGCGAACGCCCTGATGAACGCCCCGTTCGATGGCACGGGCAGCCTCCTGAGCGGAACCGGCGTGGAGGACGTGCCGGAGATCCGCACCATCAACGCCGCCCCGGGTGTCGACGTCGAGCTCATCGTCCGGCCGCCACAGGACCGCCTGCAGCAGGTCATCTCGACGAGCTGGGCATGGACCGGCGACTTCGGTGTTCCGTCCGACTCCGGCACCGGAGACGCGGCGCTGTTCAAGCGCGCTGTCGTCATCGAGCACGCCTGATTGGTCTCTGTCGGCGCAGGCTTGATTGCCTGCGCCGACGGGCCCTGAGAGAGGAGATCAGGCATGCGCGTGCGCATTGTCAAGCCGTTCGCGGCGTACTGGAACTACGCGATTCAGGAGTTCAAGGAGGGCGATGAGTTCGACGGCGACCTCGCCCGGCACCTGGCGGACAACGGGCCCGGGAAGTCGGTGGAGGTACTCGAAGCCGACCCGGAGCCCGAGGTCGAGCCGGACGAGGATCCGGAAGATGAGGTCGAGGACAACGAGGACGACGACCCCGGCCCTGAGGATCCCGAGCCAGCCGACGCCCCGTTCCCTGCCGACGGCACTTCGGCCGACATCCTGGCCTGGGTCGGCGACGACCTGGAGCGCGCTGCGGTGGCGCTGGAGGCGGAGCAGGCGAAGGACAAGCCGCGCTCCACGCTGGTGAAGCAGCTCGAAAAGCTCGCCGAGAGCTGAGGGGAGGCCGCCGTGGCTCTTCCCCTGCTGGCGACGGTGGCCGACCTTGAGGCGGCGATGCAGCGCCCGACAGGCAGCCTGGATACCACTCAGGCCACGCTGGCGCTGCGTCGGGCGTCGGGCCGGGTCCGCAGGTACACCCGCCAGGACATCTCATTCGTTACCGGGGACACGATCGAAGTCCCGGGCGGCGAGCGCGTGTTGCGGGTTCCGCAACGGCCGCTCGTGGTCGACGGGTCGAATCCGCTGACCGTGGTGGAGATCGCCGACTTCAGCGGCATCGAATGGGTGGCCCTGGAGAACCGCGACTACTCCCGCCTCGGCTCGGAGCTGACCCGGGGCTATCCGTGGCGGGCACCCTCGCGACTGATGGGCTGGCCGTTCAACCGGCCGTTGGGCGCTTGGGCGCCGACGGTCCGGCTGACCTATAGCCACGGCTACAGCGACATCCCTGACGACATCCTCGATGTGGTCCTGGATCTGGCGACGATGACCCTCAGCAACCCGGAGAACCTGCGGTCGGTCGCCATCGACGACTACTCCCGCACGTTCGCCTCCGAGACCATCGGCGGCGCAGCGCTCACCCGGCAGCACAAGGAAGACCTGCGGCCCTACCGGGTCGCCGCGTTCAGCGTGAGGACCTCGTGACCGCCCTGGACGCCGCCCTGACGTCGGGCCGGCGCGAGCATGAGGCCATCATGCTCGACACGGTCCGCATCTGGCGGCCGGGCCCGGTCGTGTTCAACCGGACGACGGGCACGGAGGCGCCGGGTACTCCGGTGGAGTTGTACTCGGGCAAGGCGCGGGTGAAGCCGTTCGGGCGCTCTGCCTCCACGGGTGTCGAGGCGGGCGAGCAGCAGGTGGTGCTGCGCGAGTACGTGGTGTCGGTGCCGTTCTCGGCGCTGCCGCCGACCGGGCTGACGGTGCGACCAGGTGATCAGGTTCAGGTGACGGCGTCCGCTGACGGGCGCCTGACGGGCCGGACGCTGTGGGTGACGGCTGAGCAGTTGAACGCGCAGGCGACGGCGTGGCGGATCAGTGCGGAGGACAGGTCGTGAGCGGTATGGCTGATGTTGCCGGTCTGGTGCGGCTGGCTGCCGATCTGGCGGCCAGTGAAGCGGCCGTGCGCCAGCATGGCCGGGCAGTGGTGTCGAAGGGCGCTCTGAACGTCAAGCGGGACTGGCGGGCGAATGCTCGCGCTACGGCCGGTGCGCATGCGCGGCTGTACCCGTCGAGCATCGGCTACGACTTGCACGCGGCGGCTGGTCTGATCGAGGCGGTCATCGGCCCGGACAAGGGGCTGCCCCAGGGCGCGCTGGGCAACTTGCTGGAGTTCGGCAGCGTCAACAACGGCCCGCACAATGACGGCGGCCGGGCCCTGCTGGCGGAGGAGCCCCGGTTCATCGCCGCGGTGGAGGCGCTCGGGCTGACGGTGCTGCGGTGACGGCCCCGACAGTCCTGCCGCACCGGGATGCGGTGCTGGCCGCCCTGGGTGCGGCACTGGGTGCGGGGGCGGTAGGGGTTGGCCAGGCGCCTGACGGGGCGCCGCCGGCCGGATCCGTCACCCGGTACGCGGTGCTGTATTTCGACCCGGGCCAGTCGGTGAGCGAGTCGCTGGCCGACCTGCGGACGGATTTCGCCTGCAGTTTCCAGGTGACGTGCGTGGGGCCGACGGAGGAGCAGTGCCTGTGGGTCGCCGACAAGGTCCGCGGCGCCCTGTACCTGCCGCTCACCGTCGCGGGC